AACAATCGGGTCGGGACCTGCGCCCTCGCCAGACAACTGGCCCTGCATTGCCTTCACATCCATCATGTACTGGGCAACATTCAGGGAGATCATCGCCTCGCGCTGCATGTCGGAGACCATGCGGTCAGGGTCACTGCCGTACTGACGGAACAGCTCCGCCTCGGCGTCTTCCTCGGCCTTAAGCCTGACGTGCTCCATGACATGCTTCTGCAACTCAACAGCGGCCAGCGGATTGCCCTGCACCAGCGGCGACATGCCCATGATCAGGTGCGATGCAATGTGCGAATCGTGCTGCTGACCCGCAAACGCCTTAAGCTGCTTACCGTCAATCGCATCGATGTTCTCGCTTGCCGGGTCCTTGGGCATCTGGTTAGTCTGGGTCTTCAGAATGCCGTCAATATCCCGCACGTTCATCGCTTGGTAGACCCGGTAGTATGCCTCGTACAGGTTGTGCATGTGCGGGGCGCTCTGCGCCAGCTGCAGCTGGGTCTGTGCCAAGGTGATGCGCTGCGCAGCGGAGAAGATATTGGGGTCTGCAATAGGCAAGACCGATACCTTGTTGTCAAAGTCGCTCTGTTTAACAAGACGAGATGCGCCGGGGACATCATAGGGGTACTCGGGGGGTAAGTACTTCCCAAACCCACGGAACAGCATCTCGAACTCTTGTGTCTGCGCGTAGTAGAGCCGCTTGTGGATCGCTGACATGACCATCGACCCACGCTCAAGCAGCGCAAGCGTGGTGCCTACGGCTGCCTGCTGGTTGGCGTCGCCTACCTGCATGTCTGCAATGCTCGCCAGTCGCTTACCGGCGTCCACAGTGAAGCTCAACAGCGCAAACAGTGTCTGGCTGGGCTCTTTATAGGGCAAAGGCAGCAGTGAGGAGCTTAATTCAGCGCCACCCGCGTCAATATCACGCCATTCACCCGGTTGGATGGGTTTATCGTCGTCCGCGATGCGCGCGCCTTTGGCTTTAAAGCCCGCCGGCAGGTTAGACAGCGTTCCAGCGTCCAATAACTGACGAAGTGCAGCGGTTGACGTCTTGGCAAGGTTACCAATCAGGTGAACAAAGCCCAAGCCGTAGGCGCCGAGGCCAGAAACCAGCATGTAATGCACAAAATACTCAATTCGTATCTTCAACGGGTCTTCTTCTGCCCAGTTTCGACGCACACTGACCACTTTCGCGCTTATTTCGTCTACCGTTACAACGTATGGCAGCTTGATCCCGGTCGGTTCGCCGTCCTCGTCCACATCTTCATAGCCGGGGATGTCCAAATCGACATGAAATTCCAACAATGTGATCTCTTCAGGCTCGCCAGTGGCCTGCACACCCGTAATTCGGTCAATCGTCGCGCCAATCTGGTCCTGCCCGCTGTTGGAACCGTCGGGCGAGAGCTCTACATCAAGGTATTCGCCTGCAAAAACACGCTTTTTGAACTCGTTTGAATCCATCGCAATGCGGTGCGTGATGCGTCGGCACTCAGAAATGACACTAGAGCCGTGATAGGGGATGTAAAGATCGTCCGGAAGCACCAACCGGCTCACCATCCGGCCAAGTTGCGCGTCAAAATACACTTTTTTGAAGGTAGATCCACCGTATCCTGTGTAAAACAGCAGCTGGTCGAACTCCGGCGTGTACTCTTTCATCACGGCGGTGATCTGATAATTCATAAAGTCCTGCACACGGGCTGCCTGCTGGACCTTATCCAGCGTTTCCTTGCCCAGAGTCTGAGTGCGCACGGGTCCGCTGGGTGGCATCAGCTCCTTAAACGACTGCGCTTGGAACTGGATAATGGCCTCGGTCAACATTGGATGCACCACGCCGGATGCTCCACGGAAGGGCTGGGTACGCTCCTCCATCCGCAGACCCAACAGGTCAAGACCCTTGGCGTACATCTCCTCCCACTGACCACGTGAGCTCTTGTCCGCATCGAACAGGGCTTGCAGAGAGATGGCTATGTGCCCAAGGTCCTGCTGGTCAATGTCCTCGGCAAGGTTAGCGTAGAAATCCTTGTCGTCATCGCTGCCACCGATCTCAATAACAGCGCTGCCGTCATCCTCAAGAATGATCTCAATCTCTTGGCCTTCGTCGTCATCAAGCTCGATAAGGTCGGTGCTCGGGGCTAGATTTACTACCTTGTCTATGGGCATCGTCTTTCCTACTGTGTTTTGTTTATCGGGCGGATGTTAATCGATCCAGCATGTGTTGGGCTGACCCTTTAGACTTTTTTACAAGGCCACCTTTGGCTTGCTGCAGGATGTCGTAACCGCCGTAGGTAATTTTGTCGCCGCCGTCTATTGCAGCCGCGTAGCCGCCGGGTTGGGTGCTGCTGCCGCTGCCGCGTATGACGCTGCTATCTGTTTGGTCAACGTCTGTTGCACCTGTTCCTACTGTGGCGTCTGTCTTGACGGCCTGACCTGTAGGGGCTCCTGCAGCAAGCTTGTTAACTGCTTTTAAGAAATTTTGGCCTTCTTCAGTCGTTGAATTAACTTCCCCAGTCTTTGGGTCAAACACACGCTGCGGATCGCCAAACTCCTGCGCCATTATTTGATTGCGAAGCAAGGCATACGTGCTCGGATCGTTAAGTGCAGGAGAGGCTGCCCTTAGTCTACGCAAGCTGCGGTCAATCGCCGCACGGTTCTGCGCAAACTGCTGCGACTTGGACGGGCCAAGGCCACCATAAGCCTGAACCTCTCTCGGGCTCAGTAACGAGCGCGGACGGGTGGTCACGCTTGGCGGCGTGAAGGTAAAGCCAGCGCCGGTTGCTGGCCTAAGCTTGGCAGCAGGGCTGTAGTCGAACTGTCCCGGTAACCCCGGGATCGCGGTTCGCGGAGAGCTCTCCCTGAACGCTGTGTCCAGCGCAGTCTGACCAGCTGAGAAGATATCCGGCTGAGTTGGAAGCTGGCCGTACACGGTCGGCGCAGTGTAGGTCGGTGCGACAAAGGGTTTTGGAGCCTCATAGGTATCCAAGAACTTTGACACACCGCTCTGGCTGCCAGTCGCTGCGCTGCCACGGGTGTCCATCGGGTTGGTTACCGTGCCGAGTGCTGCCGGCTGGTTTTCCGCTGCTGCAATAATGTCCCGCAGTTGTTGGGCGTTGTACGTTGGCGTAACGGCTGCGACCAAGTCATTTTGTGTGACCCCGCCGGTTAATACAACGGGCGGCGGTACAACGGGCGGCGGTACAACAGGTGGCGGTACAACGGGCGGTGGTACAACGGGCGGTGGTACAACGGGCGGTGGTACAACGGGCGGCGGTACAACAGGAGGAACTGCCGCCCGCTGCGTAAACAACACATTCGGGTCAACGCCCGCGCTGATCAGATCCTGAAACGAGTACCCACGCTCGGTGGCGTACTCCAGCATCTGCGCACGTTCCGCAGCATCAATGCCGCCCTGCTGCAGGTTGGCGACATAGTCACGCCCCTGCTTGTCCAGTATCGCCCTGCCGTCCTGCCCCAGCGCAGTTAAACGCTGCGACTCAAACGCCAAGTCAGGGCTGCGCTCGTAGGCCGAGGTCATGCCGGTTGGCGTCACAAACTGCTCTTGCTTAATCGGAGCCTGAACCGTAAAGATCTTGTTCAGCACCGCATCGGCAACGCCAGCAGCGCGTAGGTCAGAGGTACTGATGCCAGACTCCAGCAGCAGGTTGTACGCATCTACGCCAGTCGGAGCGTTGGGGTTGTTAAGGTACGCCTCTGCGTCCTTCCTAAGATTGGCGTAGTAGTCACCAACCGTCTGCTGACCGCCCTTCTCCATCGCCGCGCGATACGCTGCCGACACGCCCGCTGCCGTGCCCGGCTGCTCAGTTGCTTGCGCCTGAACGGGAGGTAAAGATGGAGGGCCTGATGTTGGACCGCCAGAAATATCTCTCATCCTCATGTCACTAACACCACCGCTAGGTGCCATCGCTTGTTCTTGCGCCATTAGCATATCAAGGCGCTGCGCCGTGGCGGGAGGGGTTGTCATTACACCCTGCGTTTTCCCTGCAATGCTTGATGGACTTGCGGGACTAAATTGGTCACCAGAAGGTATTCCAATAAGAAAACTTGGCATATCGACAGGGCCCGAAGGGCCACGAGAATCCGGCAACACGGGAACTTGAGGCATTTCAGGGCGAGGGGCAGCCGCCCGCTGTCCCATAAGCTCGGCCTGAACCTCTTGCGGTGAATACCCGCTTGCCCGTGCAACCTGATCGACCCCAACACCGTACTGGGCCATTGCATCCCCAATCGCCCTGTGCGCCTCGACTCCCGGTCCACCGAACTGCGCGTAGGTGCTCTGAATAAACTGCTTCACCTCGTCGTCGCTGAAGGCTCGCGCCTCTCCGCCTTCCGCCATTCGCACCGGAATCCGTGCCAGCATTTGTCGCGCAGTTAAATTGGGCATATCCACACCGCCTCAGCAAAATTTACGATATTCTAGCCTAATAATACTCCGGCACAAGCGCTTCGTCACTACTCTCATCATCCTCGTCAGTCTGCAGCGATATAAAGTTCCCCGCCCTAAAGCGCATCAGCGCCTGCGTCGTGCTGTCCACAAGGTCATCATTGTCGCCGTTGGGGAACGACGCACACTCCTCGATCACCTCCTGCGCCCACTGCGTGTCCGGTGCCCACACCATCCCCGACTCAAACATCGGCGCAACCGCATTGGCTCTCGATACCTTGTCCTGCCCAGCACGGCGACCGCCCGGGGTGTACATCGTCACGGGTATCCCCATGCGCCGTAGCTCCTGCTGCAGCGTCACACCCGTCGCCTTCGCCTCAATCAGCACATTGTCCGGCTGCCAGTACGCATACTGATCCTTCGCCACGCGCTTGAGATCCGGGAAGTCCCACCGACCCTTGCGCATATCCATCAGAATAATATTCGGCCCAGAGTCCTCCGTCGGGTAAAACACCCCCCACGTCGTAATCACCGAAAAGTCCGCCGTCTCCTTCTTCGAGTACGCCGTATCATACGACTGAATAATGTACTCAATCGCCGGCAACTGCTCCCGCTCCCACGTCCTCCACCACTCACGCTTCAGTATCGCACCCTCATCCGAGGTCGGACGCTGCTGGTACATCGCGTTCCAACGCTGCACCGACAGCGACGCCCTCACCGCCTGTAACTCCTCTAGCTTCCAGAACGACGGCCACAGCGGCTTCTCATCCACCATGTGCTCGTTAAAGATCGCCGGGAACTCAATCACCTCCCACTTGTCAGAGCTTAAGGTGTTCTGACTCTTGATCAGCCGCGCCGTCAGATCTTTCGTCCCCCAGCGCGTCATCACCACAACAACAGCCCCACCGGGCTGCAACCGCGAACGAGGACCAGAGCTGTACCACTCCCACGCGTTATCGAGCGCAAGCTGCGACATCGCGTCCTGCTCGCTGTGAGGGTCATCGATAATCAACAGGTCCGCGCCCCGTCCCGTCATCGCACCACCCACACCCACCGCAAAGTACTCACCACCCTTACTCGTCTCCCAGCGCCCCGCTGCCTTGCTGTCAGCCTGCAGCTCAACTCCCTCAAACAGATCCTTGTAGTTTTGCGTGTCCATCAGGTTCCTAACCTTACGGCCAAAGCGCACCGCAAGCTCACCCGTGTGCGTCGCCTGAATAATCTTCAAGTCCGGCTTACGCCCCATCGCATATGCCGGCAACAAGTACGACGCAAACTCACTCTTCGTGTGCCGGGGCGGCATGTTGATAATCAGCCGCTTCAGGTCACCACTGATGATCCGGTC